CTTTGTCGAAATGCTAACTTAATTGTTAGCATTTTTTGTACAATGGATTTGCCGACTTAGCTCAGTTGGTAGAGCATCGGTATCGTAAACCGAGGGTCACAGGTTCGACTCCTGCAGTCGGCATAATTATACAAATTAGAAGAAATATTAAAATCAGGAATGCTGTTAAATAGGCATTCCTATTTTTTTAATTTATAAAAACGTACTAGAAAGTATTAAAATATAAATAATAACGGGCAAATAACGGCCAAACGGGCAGAAGAAGTTTAACCTGATACAGAGTAAAATAACAAAATAAAAACGGAACCTTATTAAAGGTTCCGCTTGATTGGTATAGTTTCATCATGAGAGGAAAGGTTATCTAACTCTTCACGAATCTGTTGATCGTTTTTTGCTTTATATTCATCCATTAAATAGGAATAAATCTTTGTTGTTGTGGATACGTCAGCATGGCCTAAACGCTTAGAAATGATGTAAATGTCAATTCCTCGAGATAGTAGGTAAGCTACATGTGAGTGTCGTAAAGAATGAAAGTGAAAGCCTTGCTTTTTAATTCCTAAGTCTTTTAGTATAGAACGCAACTTTTTATTAACGGCAGAGGATGATGGAATGGATTTATATTGATTAACAAAAATTAGTTCTCCATTATTGTGATCCTTCAAGATCTTTAATGATTTCAGCAATTCGTCATTAACTGCAATGATTCGATTTGAACCAGCCGTCTTGGTATCTTTGAATCCACCGCCTTCGGATGAATTCCAAGATTTAGTAATGCTAATCGTTTTAAAATTAAAATTAACGTCACTCCAAGTTAATGCTTGAATTTCCCCCAAGCGAGCACCAGTTAAAACGGCCGTCAGGATCATAAAAGTGGAGGTAAAGTGATAGTTTAAGTGATTCTCCGAATAAGCGATGAGACGCTTAATCTCAGCCACGTTGAGGTATTCCACATGCTTATCACGTGACTTATCATAAATAAGACTGACTCGCTGGGTGAAATCTTTATGAATCAGATCGTCAAGAATGGCATTTTGAACAGTTGCTCTAATCAGTGAATTAACTTTATAAACAGTATCTTTTGCATGAGAATGACCATAGAAATTAATAAATGCTTGATATTGTGGTCGGTCAATACTTTTTAAAGTAACATCACCGAAATAATTATGTAATACTCGACTGGTTATTTTATAGCGATTCTTAGTCTGATTCTCAATTTTGGGTTCTTTGTACGTGTGATAAAAATAGTCAAAATAGTCAGCAAACTTAGGATCTTTAGGAACGAGATCCAAACCATTATGGATATCGATTTCTAATTGACTCGCAAATAGTTTTGCAGCTGATTTAGTTCTAAAGCCGCTCTTTGTTTTCTCGTGTTCCTGACCATTGGCATCATAATAGTAGTATCTTACTTGGTATCCATGACCATGCTTACGTATTGATGGCATTATTATTCTCCTTTGGGTAATATACTAACACATAGTGGGGGGGAACCCCTTAATAGAGCGATCATTTATCAATGATCATGGCATATAGATTACAGAAAAATGTTAAAGCCTTTACAACTCCTTTTTCCTTTTGCATTCAACCTTGATTATGTTATACTATTTACAGCAAGTTAGTTGAGGCATGTTTTTGCATGCCTAGGTAGCTTGAAAAAACAATTTTTTGGGAGGAAATTACACATGAAAAAGTCATTGAAAAAGACTCTTTTTGCTGGTGTAGCTGCATTATCATTTGTAGCTGTTGCCGGTGTATCTAGCACAAATGCTAGTGCAAAATCATATGCCAAAGTTACATCAAACAAAGCTTTGATAACTGATGCTACTACTCGTAACGTTGCTGTTAGCGGTACTAACGCTCTTTATACAAAGGCTGGTACTTTGAAGGGTGCTAAGACCGTTGCAACTAAGACTACATTAGCTGGTCTTAAGAACTCTAAACAAGGTCAAAAGAACTTCCGTGCTTATCGTGTAGCTACTACTAACCGTGGCTCAGTTTACTACAAGGTTGTATCATTCGATAAGACTTACCGTGGCTGGATCTACGGCGGCAAGTCAGTTACTGCATTTGCTGGTGGTATTGCTTCATTCAGCACTACTACAGCACCTGCAGCAGCTGCAAACACTTCATCTTCAGCATCTTCAGCTTCAATCAATACTCAGGGCCAAACCACTGCATTGACTGACGCTCAAAAGAATGCTACCTACAAGATCACCAAAGCCGGTACTGCAAATGATGGCACTGCCACTACTTATTCATATCCTGCATGGACTGAATACAAGAAGGGCCGTACCGTTACTGATGCTACTCCTTACGCTAACGATACCTTCAAAGTTACGGACCAAACGACCCGTACCCGTGAAGGCGACCTTTGGGTAAAGATTGCTGACACTAACGCTACTAATGGTCAAAAGATTAACGGCTGGATCAAGTACTCAGCTCTTACTGCTACTGACCAAACCCCTGCTACTACACCTGTAGCTGACAACGCCGTTCGTATCAACTTTAATGATGCTTCTGGCAAGACTATCAAGTCAGTTGACTACACTAAGTTAGGTGCAAGCAAGAAGGGTGATACCCTTGGTACTTTAAAGCCTGTTACAGCTAATGGTGTAACAACTTATCAATGGCGAGTAAATTCTGCTGATGCAACACCTTTGAAGACTGCTATTGATAATGCATTAAGTGGTACTGGTTATTCATTTGATATTGGTGATGGTACAACTGCAAATGCTGCAGTGATTGCTCAGACTAAATTAGGTGATACTACTAATGTTACCTTGACTAAGGGTGCTACGGTATATCAAACTTTGTCCCCATTTGCTTATGATAGTACTGGTAGCTTCAACACCAATAGCCTAGGCGATTCATTAAGCCCAATTACTAGTAAGAATTCACAAATTGCTTCAAGTAAATTTAAGTTTACAATTCCTGCAGGTACTACGTTTAATGGTCAAACATTGGGCCTTACAAAGCAATTTGATTTTGACCTCAGTGGAGTTGTAGATACGGATGGTAACCTTTCAACATCTAAGGTTTCAACTGAAGTTAGTGACTTATTAAACGCGGAAATAAAGCTGACGCCAAGGTCGAAGCAGCACGTATTGCATACGTAAATGATCAATTGGCTCGAATTTCTGCAAAGAATTATGTTGTTCCTGCAAACGTAACAGCTAACGATCTCTTCAGTGGAAATCAAGGTGCAACATATAGTGGAAGCGATGTTATTAACTTTGTTAACAAACACGCTAACCTTAAGACTTTGAAGTCAAGTGCCTTCCCTGTACTTAAGGCAGATGGTACTATTGCTTCATGGAAGCAATTTAACTTAACAGCCACAAGTGCAACTAATGGTACATTCGGTCAACGTAAAGTCCAAGTTATTTACAATTATTCATCAAATAACCCAGTAACTCTTACTAATGGCTATCCTACTAAGACACCATCAAATACTATTAGCCCATTTGGATAAAATGTGTAATTAGTTGTTTGGCAGATTGACAATTTATATAAGTCTAATAGTTGGCTAATCTATAAGAAGGGTACGAGAATAAGTCTCGTGTCAACCTTAGTTCGACAAAGTGCCAAAAAGTTAGACACGAAAAAGCAAATCCTTTACGGGGATTTGCTTTTTCTTTTGTATTGGTTGAATTAAGTAATTAACGCAATTTGAACCTTAGTTCGATAATAGTCAAAATTTAGATAACTGTAAAAGTATTTATATTCAAAAAAAGATTGATACCTTACAGTACCAACCTGAAAAAGTTTACTGTGTATAATTATTGTTTGCTGCAAAGCTTGTGTATTAGCCTTTTTATTCAAAGTCCAGCTCAACAACAGATTCTTCCAATTGATCAAGCATTTCGTTAACTGAAATAAAGTGTCGCCATTTATTAGGATCATGTTTAGCAAGTCCTTTAAAATTACTGCTGATCTTATCGTGGATATTTACTAGAAATTTGTAATACATATTAGCTGCTTCACGATCGATTCTTTCCTGTGGCCAACGTTTATCCAGAGAACGTTGGTTATTTTTTTCGGTTAAATATTGCAAGCATTTGATAGTAAACAAATTCTCGATATTGCTATTCTCTTTTAAGTAATCTCTTAATTCTTCAGTATCCATGTTAAAATCCTCCTTAAAATTAATTAATTGACTATTTAGGACTCGAACCTAAGCAAACCACCTGGTTAGTCGAAACATATGTTCTTTTAAAACTTTAAATGAAGCCCCCACATTTGGGAGCTCATAAGATCACTTTACCGATTACATTAACTTCATCACAATCAAACACCATGTCATCGTATGCCTTGTTAATTGATTTTAAGGTAACGGTATTATCCTCATTTACATAAAACTTTTTACAAGTAACACCAACATCACGAATGTGGACGATCGCAATTTCACCATTCTCAACCTCTGGCTGGTAGTGGATAAAAACTTGACTACCCTTTTGTAGTAGGGGCTCCATAGAATCACCATCCACAGTAACTAATTCATCTGCACCGGCAGGAACTTTTTCGCCGGCAATCATTTTATGAATTAATTGGGTATCTTGATCCTCACCGTTAATAGGAGACCCGGCAGCAGTTGAACGCCCAGTAGGAATTTCAATCATCGGCTTGTGGTCAAACATTGAAGATATTTTTTCATTATTCTGTTCTTTTAATTGATCACTAGCGTAATTGTAAACTTTTTCTTGGCGAGAAGGGTGGAGCTGAATTGATATTTCTTCAATTTTATCAATCATGGGATTCGAAATTTCTTTATTGGGATCAATTATATCCATTGGACTTACTTTAAGTGCTTTTGAGAGTGCAATAATTTTATCTCTTTTCATGTTCTCGATATATCCAGTTTCCCATTTTCTAATAGTTGATTTACCAACACCAACCATTTTTCCAACTTCTTCCAATGTTAAATTTAATTCTTTTCTTCTATTTCTTAAATTAATAGACAAAGTTCATCACTCCTATACAATAATAGTATCACAAAAGTGTCTTAAAATACACATAATATTTTTTTACGCATATTAAATGCAAATAAAGACATTTTTCTATTGACAAAGAAAATGACAGGTGTTTTAATTAAAAGTGTCCTAAAGGAAACAAAGGAGATGATTACATGAATAAAGATAAACTATTGGCTGCCATTAAGCTCAAAGGAAAGAGAGTTTCAGATGTTATTAAATCTGTAAACAATATGGGAGTTTCAATGTCCAATTCCACTTTCTATAAAGGCTTAAGAGATATTCGCCCATTTAAAGCAGATGAGATAATGGCTCTTTCTAAAGTATTAGATTTAAATTCCGAAGACGTAATGGATATTTTTTTTGCCGAACTAGTGTCCTAAAAGACACAAAGTGCGATTGATCTTGAATTAGCCTTTCCAAGTAACGATCAAGTTTTTATTTACTCCGGATACGTCCACACAGCCAGCATAGAAAGGAGGTGAGTTGAATGGAAAAAGGCAAACTGCATCAGTACTTTGATAGTAATATTCAGCCTATTTTAAATATGGCGATAGGAGTTCTATTTATGACAATTGGTTACTTACTTGGTCATATGTCCTAGAAAGAAGCCAAGCCAAAATGTTATGAACGCAACTATAGATGGATAAAGCACATGAACTCTTAATTCTGTCAGGTGAACTCCTTTATCCAGACTGTGCTTTTCATCAAAGTAAGTGTAACCGTGGCTTGTAACATAAATTGCCTGATAGGAGTTAATACTAATAGATCCAATTAAACCTTCTTTGGTTAAAAAATCTAAGTCGGTCTCCAATTTATCGCCAGAAATACGTTTTAAAGAGTCTTTAATTATTTGATTGAATTCAAACGCTAAATTCGGTTCTTTTGAGAATGATAGTAGTTTCTTCAAAACTTTTTCAGCACGTTTATAAGTCACAATTTTCACCTCGATTAATTGAATTAATTAAATTATACGTCAGTAAATAATAGAAGGAAGTAATAAAAAATGGCAAAACCACGTTTAGTTTTAGAAAAGAAAGCACCAGAACCACGAGTATCACGATTGATTAGCATTAACACCGATTTGTATAACCAGTTGATGGACATTAAGCACGAAACTGGATTAACTGTCACAGCGGTAGTTAATAAGTTTATCGCTTATGGAGTGAAGAATGTGGAAATTGAAGACAACAAAAACGACGATTAATTTATCCACGTTAGATCTTATCAAAAGGAAGTGTAAAAATGATTAAAACATTAAAGCAATTAATCCACGTTTTGTGGGCAATCGAAAAAGACCTCCATGTTATTGCAAATAACACAGGGGTCAACAGTAAAGCTGAAATTAATTCTAAAGATATTATAAGTACTATGCGTTCAGCCATTCATGATAGTAACGCAGTAAATTGAGACTAATCAAATATGAGGAAACGGCGAATTGTTACTTGAATGAGGTGTTGATTATGAAAAAAATATTCAGCGATTTAAAAATCATACGAATCTATGGATTAGCTTTTTTCATTGAAAAGCATCCACGGTTCACAAGAATCATTTCAGCAGTTTTATCAGCCATGGTAACCAGTTTGGCATGTTTGCTATTAAAGAAGTTATTGTAGCAACAATGATAGGCCAAACGATTCCACTTAAGAACTGCTCACGTTTATATTCATGATATTTTTCAAAGTAGTGCAAGCCATCAGGTGAGAGCTTAATGGCATTGTAGGTAGGCATTCCGTTTTGCTTTTCAGGGGTGTCTGGCATGGTAGCATCCCAGATTAGCTTCTCCTTCCAGAAATGGTGTAAGTAATATTTTTGTTCCGATTCTTCTTGACGATTGATAGGAATACAGCCATCAGGGAACTTCTTTGACTCTTTCAAAAGATCCTTTAATAGTTTACGTTCGGCTTTTGTTAATTCAGGAGTAATAGTTATCACCTCGATTAATTGAAATAAGTCAAGTATACAACTAAAGGAAGTGAATTAAATGGATCAGAAACTTCATAATGCAGTACGAGAATATTTATTGGAACTATTGAGCGAAAAAAATAAAAGTCCAGAAATGGCTGCAACCATTGCTGAACTTTATAGATTGTTACTTGAATAAGACACTCATGATGTCTCTTTGGTCAATGCTAAAGATTGTATCACCAATAAATTTGACTTCTCCGTTAGCATCATTTAAAGAAAATTGAATCATGAGACTTTGTGGTAATTACCACAGTATTCATAGAGTTCACCTCGATTAATTGGAATAAATAAATTATACAACTAAAGGAAGTGACAAAATGTCTCAAGTCATTAGTGCTAAAGTATCAATTCAAATTCCTGATAATTTTGAATTGATAAATAAGGAAGATTACCAAAAGTTAAAACGGGAATCAACATTTGGACGGACTTGGAATTTAAACGATCTTCGTAAATGGTGTGGGAACAAATCACCACAATGGTTAAAAGAAAATTTCTTGGAAAATCCAAAATATTCACGGGAAATGCAAGCCTTAATGGATGATAGATATTTAGTCCATCGTGGCAGTAAAGGCAGTCCCTGGTTGTTTAAAGCTACCAAAATGCAGCAGTTCCTGGAGGATCATTGGAGTGAATTCAATTGGTAAAAACATTAAATTCTTGGCAAATCTAATAATCGATCGTGACGATTTGATGAATTCTTGGTTTTAATATATAAAGCATTGTCATGATTGTAATCATAAGTGATTTCATAGGTACCATTACCGAGAATGTAAAAATAGTGATCACCACGAATAATATTGGCTGCTGTGGCTTGAATAAGTTCAATTTTCCCGCTGGCCAGTTTTATCAAATCAATATTTTCTGGTGATGCTTGCTTTCCCTTGGAATAAGTTCGTAATCGAATAGCAACAATTTGATGAATCATACGACTTAACCTCCTTAATGGGTTGAGTTCAAAATTCTACAAATATTAAAAAGGAGTGATTTGATTAATGGAATCATTGGAAGTACTAGTTTTATTGTTCTTAGCAGCCCTGGTCATTGAATACTTTATACCAACTGGGCGTCACTAAAAAATAGAAAGGGATCATATCGATGAATAAATTACAAAAGTATTCGACACCTCAATTAGTGGTTGAATTAAGAAAAAGAAAAGAAGTTCAACTGTTTGATGGCGGTCTTTATGCCAATACTGAACTACGAGGCAAATATGGTCATGAAAACATTAAGCTTCCAAATAATTACTGGATTTTATTAATTAGCGATTCTTCTCCGCTAAATAATAGTTGAAGACGTTTTTAACAATTTCTAATTTGGAATCTGAAAAACCACTTGACTTAAGATATTCTTTTAAATGTTTCCAATCTAAATTTCCCTTAGGAAACGATCTATCAGATCTTATTTCTCTTGCTACATCACCAACTGGTAAGCTAACGTCTTTAAAGCGCATTAACCAATTGTAAAAATCCATAAGAATTCACCACCTTAATTATATGCACTAAATAGCCCACTACCGCAAATGGGTGGACCAGCTAACAACTATAACTACTAATATTATAACACCTGGAGGGTCATCAGAATGAAAACATTAACAATACAGAACCGAATCAAACGTTTGAATGTGATTATTGGACGCACACCCGTGGAAAACGATCATAGCTTATTGGCATATTTCTTTGTCCTAGATAAAGAAAAGCAACGACTATCTGAATATATTTTACATCACGAGGTGGAATAATGACTAAATTTTGGAAAGCAGTTGGTGTAATGGATTCCCAAATATTAGAAACTGGTGTCTCTCGTGCCGACGTTATGCGAAAGCTCAGCATAAAGTATCCGACTTACGTCGTAACTGGGACCGACAAGGATTTTATGAAGAAGCGGAAAGAACGAGTCCCAATTTATCCCGAACCAATTAGATTAATCTGTGGCAGAATCACAAAATCTAAGAGCAAAGAGATTGCAGAAATGAAGAATTCAATTGATCAACGACACTATTTACATTAAAAGATGGAGGTAAATATAAATGGCAAATGAATTATCCCTACCAGAATACACGATTGACTATCAGCTACCTGTGATTACAATTAATAATTTTGATCAATTAAAAACAGTTGTAGAAGCATATGCCAATAAATATCAAGGAATGGCAGTAACAGCTTCCACAGAAAAAGAATCAAAGTCTAGCCGGGCAGAGCTTCGGAAATTGAAGCAAGCTCTTGATGATAAACGTAAGGAAATTAGAAAAAAATATGCTGAACCATATCAACGGTTTGCAGCTCAAATTAAAGATTTGGAAATGACCCTGGATAGTTCGATTAACCCAATTGACGCTGGGCTAAAAGAATTGGAAGAGCAGCAGCGTCAGCTTCGTTTGAAGCATGTTAATGCTTTGATTGCTGAAATGGCACCTAATTACCATGTGGAACCAGGCGAGGTTGAAATTGATCCTACTTGGTTAAATAAAACCACCACCAAGAAGAAAGTAACCGAAGGAATTGCTGATGTGATGGGTTACATTAAAAAGCAACACGATGATTTAAAAACCGGTATCAGTACTATTACCAAATATGCTCAAGCTTATCACATTGATCCAGCTGGTTGGATCGACCAGTTGAAGCAAGGCCAAGATGTTAATTATTTGCTTCAAGCAATTGATAATCAGGTCAAACTAAATAAACAAAAACAGCAGACTCTGGAAGCACAAGCAGCAGAAGCACAAACACATCAAATTCAGCAGAAAGGTAAAACGATTGATACCAATACTGGCGAAGTTGTTTCACACACTGTAGTTTTAAAGATTACGGCTACAATTCCCCAGATGAAACTATTGAGGGCTTTCATGGATCGTAACGGGATACGATATCAAAGAGTAGGTGTTTAATCATGAAGACAATTGAAGCTAAAGATTTGCAGCGAACCTTGAATTGGCGAGTCATTCTATATGCTAAACCCGGAACTGGGAAAACAACTTGTGTTAAATATTTACCTGGTAAAACTAGAATTTTTGATTTGGATAACTCCGCTAAAGTATTAGCTGGCATTAGCAACGTTACAGTCGATGAAATGGATCGAACTCACCCTGAAGAAGACATGAAGCAGTATCTTGAACAGGCATCAGAATTGATTGTTGGTTACGACAATTTAGTTATTGATAATGTATCAAGTTTTGAAAAAGATTGGTTTGTGGAAAAGGGGAAGGGTAGTCATAACGGCATCTCAAATGAATTGCAGGATTATTCACAATGGACTAATTATTTTTCGAGAGTAATGACTGCTATCTATGCGTTGCCAGTTAATGTATTAACTACAGCTTGGGAGACGCAACGCCAGATTACCACTGAAAATGGTCAACAATTTAATCAATATGCACCCGAAATTCGTCAAAGTGTGATGGATGGAATGTTGGGATTATGTGATGTGGTTGGTCGGTTGATTATTAATCCCAAGACTAATGGTCGTGGCGTTATGCTACAAGGAAATGACTCGATTTATGCCAAAAATCGTTTGGACAATCGAACCATGTGTGCTGCTAAGGACTTATTTAGGTTTGGCGGTGAATAGTATTGCCATTTAAATTATTTGATTATCAACAACGATTAGTAGACGAAACCCGTCAAAAGCTTGCTGAAGGCAATCATGGAGTCTTGATCGTTTCACCACCAGGAAGTGGTAAGTCGGTTATTATTGCCGAAATTGCCAGGTTAACGGTTGCTAAGGGTGGGCAGGTAATGTTTTTCGTCCACAGGCAAGAACTCGTGAATCAAATAACCCAATCTTTTCAGAAACAAGACGTTGATTTGATGCACTGCACAATTATGACTGTGGGTAAGATTGTTAACCGACTGGGGAAACTACCTAAGCCGAACTTAATCATTTGTGATGAATCACAGCATAGTCGGGCAAAGTCTTATTTGAAAATATTTGACTATTACAAGGATGTACCAAGACTGGGATTCACTGGTAGTCCATGGCGAATGAATGGTAAGGGGTTTGATGATATTTATTCGGCCATGGTTGAAGGACAAAATGTTACTTGGCTAATACAACATCATCACCTTGCCCCATACAAATACTATTCTATTAAGTTAGTGGATGACAGTAAACTAAAGAAATCAAGCACTGGTGATTACACCAATAACTCGATCGATGATGCCATTGGGAAAACAATTTTTGGGGATGTGGTCAAAACCTATCGAAAAAAAGTTCCTGGCCAACAGGCCATTGTTTATGCCCATGATATTGAACACAGTAAAGCAACTGCATCGGCATTTTGTGCCGCTGGAATTGAAGCCGTTCATGCGGATGCTAAGACACCGAAAACCAAACGTGATCAGATTATGCGTGACTTTAAAAGTGGCAGCATTAAGGTTCTATGTAATGTAGATTTAATCTCGGAGGGCTTTGATGTTCCGGATTGCTCCGTAGTCATTATGCTACGGCCAACCGAATCATTAGTATTGGACATTCAGCAATCCATGCGTTGTATGCGATATAAGCCCAATAAAGTGGCAACAATTATTGATCATGTGGCTAACTATACCCGTTTTGGTCTGCCTGATACTCCACGACAATGGAGCCTTGAAGGACGACCTAAGAAAAAACGGCAGAATAACACAAAATCAATTCCGGTCAAAACTTGTCCAAATTGTTTTGCCGTGGTACCGACACAATGCCGTGTTTGCCCACAGTGTGGTAACGAGATTAAATATGACGCTGATAAAATGGAAATTGATGAAACGGCCAGTATTGAAAAAGTTGGGGAATTTAAACTGACTACTGATTATTCAAAAATCCAGACGGCAAGAAAAAAGCCGGAAGATGCACAAAGTTACAAAGAGTTACTAGAAATCGCTAAAGCCCGTGGGTATAAAGCTGGTTGGGCCTATGTACAAGCTAAACGACTAAAAATGGTTAACTAATGGAGGAATTTTAAAAATGGCATTTATGCAAGCAAATTACAAGAACAACGAACACAAAGATTTTTCAGCTTTACCAAGTGGAAACTACGAGATGATTATTAAGTCAGCTCAGGAGAAGGCAACTAAGAACGGGGCAGAATCACTGCAATTAGATTTAGTGGTTCGAAATGACTTAGATGGGGTTACTGGATTAAAAAATACCAATGCCAAGTACCATAACCGTCATGTCTTTATGGACAATTGGAAACGCAAAACTACTAATCAGTACGATTTGGATAGTTTCCAATACATTCTTGAAGCTGTTCAAATTCCAGAAGGAACACCATTGAATACAATTAATGATTTTACTAAAGCAGTTGCTAACAAGCCAGCCAAAGTGTATGTCAAAAAAACGGTTGATGATTATGGCGGTGAAAAGAAAGACATCAATCAGATTGCCCCTTGGAATTTTAGCAAGAGCGATTATCCACAAGTGCAGCATGTATGGAAAGACCAAAAGGACGGTAAAAATCCATTTGCTGGTAATCAACCAGCATCAGCCCCAACAGATAATCCATTTGACAATTCTGGAGATTCAATTGATATTTCAGACGATGATTTACCGTTCTAGGAGGGTAAACAGTGGCATATGAAAACATTCCAAATGAATTACGGTCCTTAAAACAATGGGGGCTGTTTCAAAAAATCTGGCAACCTGAGCGAAATAAGTACACCAAAATACCCCACAATGCGCTCGATGGTGGGGCTGGACGTACAAATGACCCAAGTACCTGGACTGATTATCAAACAGCATTAGAAGCACTCAAAACGTATAAAATGGACGGTCTCGCGTTTTACTTTGCTAATGGTTATGTTGGGTTGGATATTGATCACATTGGGGATGAGTTGGAGAAATACGCTGCACAGGATTATCAACAAAATGAAGTTCAAGATGTGTTAACGATGACTAAATCCTATGTGGAAATTAGTTTATCCGGTAAAGGAATTCATGCCATTTTTAAGGGCAAGATTCCTGGTGATCGACGTCGCAAAGGCAACGTTGAAATGTATGAGTCCGGACGATTCTTCGCGTTAACTGGAAAAACCATTGGTCCATACAGTGATCGGATAAATACACCACAACCGCAAGTGATGAAACTTATTTATAAACACTATTTCGGTGAAAACAATGTGGTAAAGCTTCCCAATCAGGCACCAATCAGGCCAAATGATTTAAGTGTTGATGAAATTATTAAACGCGCGGAACTTTCACGGACTGGTAAACGTTTCAAGATGTTTATGCACGGTGGTTGGGAGGGCTTCTATACTTCCCATTCAGAAGCTGATCTAGCCTTTTCCAATGACTTGGCCTTTTGGACGGGCCGTGATTTTAATAAAATGGATGAAATATTTCGAAAGTCTAGCCTTATGCGACCGAAATATGATGAAAAACATGGGAAAACCACTTATGGGGTTTCACTCCTTAACAAATCCATTAATGAAACTCGGGAAACCTTTAATCCACAACAACATCCCTTGCACAAATATAATCTTAAATTCTTACAATCTAAGCCCAAAAAGAAATTACCACCTAGAAGTTGGGATGATACTGGGAATGCTGATCGATTTATTGATGTTTTTGGAAATCTAGTCAAATATTCCTATATTGATAAGTCCTGGTATTTCTATAATGGCAGTTATTGGGAAATGGACGATCAGGGAAAAGCAGCTCAATTTGTTGATATGACTGTGGATAATATGAAGAATGAGAAGTTGCATGTTGCTGCCGGCGTAGATCCTGAAAAGGCCAAAGTAGCTTGGGAAAAGTTTTTGAAGAAGTCTCGTAGTCATGCTGCTAAACAAGCCATGATAAGCGAAGTACAACATCGGGTTCCGGTATTACATGGGCAGTTTGATCAAGATAAAACTTTATTGAATACGGTTAATGGCTATATTGATTTAACTTCGGGTATCTTAAAAGACCACGACATTAAGAAAATGTTCAGTCATCAGACAAGTGTGGAATACACCGACAAAATCGATTGTCCAGAATGGGATGAATTTTTAAATCAAATTTTTGCTGGTGATCAGGAATTAATCCATTACATTCAAAAAGCGGTTGGATACTCTGCCACGGGAAGTATCAAGGAACAAGTGATGTTTATTCTGTATGGAAATGGTCGCAATGGTAAATCAATTTTTATCGATACAATTTCTGATATTCTGGGAACCTATGCCAAGTCAATGCAAGCCGATTCAATTATGGTACGGCAAAATAAATCGGGAGCCAACTCAGATATTGCTCGTTTGGAAAGTGCCCGATTAGTTACGTCAAGCGAAGCTAATGAGGGTGTGAGATTGGACGAGGGATTGGTTAAACAATTAACCGGTGGCGATAAAGTAACCGCACGGTACTTATATGGTAAGGAATTTGAATTCAAACCACAGTTTAAGCTGTGGTTAGCCACTAACCATAAACCAATCATTCGTGGTACTGATGACGGAATTTGGCGACGATTGATGTTAATTCCTTTTAAGGTAAAAATTCCCGATGGCCAAGTTGATAAAAACCTAAAGGATAAATTAAAACGCGAATCCGTGGGAATCCTTAATTGGATCGTTGAGGGTTGCTTATTATGGCAACGTGAAGGCTTGAATCCACCAATAAGTGTTACTCGTGCTAGTCGGCAATATCGTGAAGAAATGGATGTTATTAGTTTATTTGTAGATGATTGCTGTGAAGTGGGTGATAGTTACCAAGCGCCTGCTGGTGAACTTTTTAAGAAATATCAATCCTGGGCAAAAGACAATTCGGAATACTCTATGAGTAAGCAGAAGTTTAGCAGAGAAATGAAACAGAAATTTGAAACCAAGAAAAGTGGATCCATATTTTATATTGGATTGAAAATTAAAGGCGATCCAAGACTGGGCTGGATTAAATAAAAATGGGAGGATAAAAGCTCTTTTGGGAGGATAATGGGAGGATCATTTTCAAGCTAAAACCCTTGATACAACTACATTTATATACTCTTTTTATACTATGGGAGGATAAATTAATAAAAGTATATAAGATAAAAGAGTAAAAAAAGATATATATAAAGGTTTGGTGAAAAGATCCTCCCATACACCCAAAAACAGGCTTTGTTCTTACAGCCGCAATGGATACAGCGACTGAATCATCCTCCCATTTATCCTCCCATCCGTCATAATTATTTGGAGGCGTGTAAAGATTAAATCAGAACATGAAATTCAAACAGAAATTCTTTTGGCATTATCTCGACATGATTGTACTGTTTGTCGCAGTAATGCTGGAAAGATTAAAACTGATGATGGCAGACGAATTATGTTATTTCCGAGAGGTTGGCCGGACATTACCGGTTTTGAACATCACAGTGGAAAAATGATTTTGATTGAAGTTAAAAACGAACGAGGCAAGTTACGTGACGATCAGAAGCGGTTTGCAAAATTTATTAAGCAATATCCAGTGTTATATGGTGTTTGTCGTTCTGTAGATGACGCATTAAAAATAATTGGAGGTAAATAAAAATGACAGTAAAGATTGTTGATAAGGAATTGTTCAAAATGTACCAAAGCGCAATGGCAGAAAGTATTTCTGATTGGAAGCGAATAGCTAAATTCGCCAAATTCATTGATAAATATGCCGATGATGAAACTATTTCTAACCGTGATGATTTAGCCAGTGTTATAGATGCAATTTTAAATCATGAAACAGTGAAATTGTCTGCACCAATGTATCGCTTGAAAATGAATGGCATGGTTGGTAGTAATGGGCAACAGTATGTATCTCGACGAGTAGATGATCGTGGTGGGTATTTCATCTGTGGAGTACGTAACCCACACGTTGATCGAGGCAAAATCACACAACAATTTACACGGGATGAAGCTGAGTTTTTGAAGGATTTGTTAAATAATTCAAGCATTGAGAATGTGGAGGAGTGACGGTAATGAGCAGAGAAATTAAATTCCGTATTTGGAGAGCACCCGATGAGTATAGCAAAACATTCTGGATGGAATCATGGGATAGCCTTATGAACTACTCTATGTCTGATATCTTTCAGCTGGATAACCCTGATGATGTTCTTGAGCAATATACCGGCCTGAAAGATGCCAATGGCAAGGAAATCTACGAAGGCGATATTCTAGCCTGGCATTCAAACATTTATAGAAAGCATGATTGGGTAGGATTAGTTCTGTATCGCGGAGCTGGATTTGCGGTACAAGAGAGCGATAAGTCCTATAGTTCACCAGAATGGCTGGATTGTGCTTGCCGTAAAGATGCTAATATCATTGAAGTCATTGGCAATATTCACGAGAATCCGGAACTATTGGAGGAAGAGAAATGAAGATCTATTGTTATTTCGTTCCGAAGTATACTTTTGTAGCTGAGCATCGTGTTTTTAAGGTAGGCGAGGAATACCCAGTTTACATCCGAGAAGATTATTTTACGTTGGTTGCTGAAAATGGCGAGTTTAACCTAAGCAAAAAAGCCCTTGACGAGACCGTTAAAAATTGGAAGGACCAAGTTAAAGTCAAATTGGAGGCAGACAAATGAGCGATGATATAAAAGAGTTGCACATCCGCTTATTAACAATGCTATGTGAAGATGATAGTGGTACTGGTAAGTATTCACCGGGGCTAAAAGTAGCTCTTTATGAGCTTGAACATATTGATAAACCATTTGTGCATAATTCGTAGTGGACCATTCAAGCGTTGAAACTGATAAACAAACACTCGATTATCGACCAATCTTTATTGGAGGAATGAAATTAAAACCACAAGACTTATGAAAGCTTGCCAATTAGTTGTTAAATGTGCACAATAAGTATATGTAAAATTATGTGATTAGAAGAGGAATTTTATATGACGTATGTGATAACAAAGCGAGGGAAAGTTCATAAACTGAAAGAGTTTCGCAGCATTCAAGCAGTTTTGAAAGCAGAAACTGGTTTGCCAATCAAAACCTGGATGGTTGAAGAATCTGTTCGGCATCATCAAACCATCTGTGGATGGACAATTTCTGAAATAAACGCAAAGTAATTCGTTAATT